AAAAAAAAAAGATATAAAAAGAAAAGAAAAAGGGGCGACCCTTTTTTATTAGTGTAGTATTACTGAACGCATATTTTACTACTACACACAGCGAACGTCGCTGTGGTATAGTGTCCAACAAAAATTGATTTCCAAAAACCCCTTTTAAAAACCAATCCAAAATGCCGTTGTCCCCCAAAGAACAAAACCTTTTCCAACAGAAGATTGATGCCCTCCAAGAAGACCTTGCGAAGGTTGGTGTGGTGTTCCGTGCGGATTGGTCGTGTTGCCAGTCGTGCGGACACGCAGAGATGAAAGCCGAACTGAAAGACGAAGAGTATGAGTTTGACACTACTTACATATTCTACCACCAACAAGCAACGGAAGACTTGAAAGAGGGAGCAGATGAACTCTACTTAGCCCATCACATCATAGAGGGTGATTTGGAGGCAGTGGTGGAAGTGTTGGAAGAGTATGGCTCAGACTGGAAAGGGGAGAAAGATAAGACCATTCGGATTCCCTTCCTTGCTGATGATGAAATGTCTAACCGAATCCGAGGGTTGATTGCTTCTAAATAATCCGCCATCATATGTAGGGTATGTAGGGTAATACAAAAAACCCTACATAGACCTTTTGAGGCAATTCTAATACAATTAACGACAAAAATGAAAATGAGAAAATCCATTATGACGGGTATGTAGGGTTTGGACATAAAAAAAAATATTTTGAAAGATGCCGAAGAAAAAATATTTTTTTGTCAGACCATTTCCAAAATATTTTCACACACCAAAACCCTACATACCCTACATACCCTACATAAAAAAATTGAAATGCTGTGGTTGATGGAGGTAAAATAATATGAATCTACTAACAGATGGACAAGAAGAAGCAAGAGAAAGAGAAAGCCGAAGCACTCAAAGAAGAACTTAAACCGTTCAAAAAGGAAAAGCCGATTACAAGCAAGGGGCAACTGAAACGCATTACGGGCGTGAAGTCAGTGGATTCCGAAGGTTGCCGTTGGTTTGACCGCTGGGTAGAACAGTTAGTGCGAGAGCACTCTTACCCACCGCAACTCAAGAGTGATGATTTCTATTCACTATTGGGTCGCTACTTTGATGGGAAGTTAATAATGACTATACTGGAACGGGCAAGGACAGAGTATCGCAGAGCCTTTCCACTCTGCGAACCCGTTGATGATAGTGAAGATGATTTGGCTTGGTTGATTGAAACGATTAGATTAGACCCCAACGCACTGGCACTCTTACCGCCAAATTATCTATGTAATTAATTAGGTATGTCTTCCGAACAGAACATTACCACGACCATCTCGTGGAACAAGCGGTTGGAGAAATATTTTGCGGAAACGGGTGAGAAAGCCCATTGTTTAGCGTGGATTCATCGCAAAGCAGAAGAGATGTATTCATCACGCAGTGTATGGATTGACTTACCCGTCATCATTCTTGGAACACTTAACGGAGCAGTGAGTGTGGGTTCAAACTCACTCTTTGGTGATAGTCGCTTCGCTCCCGTTGGAGTGGGTGTAGTGGCTCTACTCACTGCCATTCTGACCACCATCGGTTCATACTTTGCGTGGAATCGTAGAGCGGAGGGACATCGCATCTCTACGCTCTCGTATGCGAAGTTGTATCGCTTCTTATCTATTGAAATGGCTCTACCTCGGTGTGAGCGTATGACCCCCAATGACCTATTGAAGTATGTCAAGACGGAGTATGACCGCTTATCCGAAATTAGTCCATTGATTCCACCCAACGTGATAAGGGACTTCAAAGTAAAGTTCTCTGATGATAAGTATGCGGAGATTAGTAAGCCCGAAGATGCGAATGGATTACACTCTATTCAAATCTTTAGTCGTGAAGATGTGGAAACGCCCCACTTAGCCGTAGTAGTAAAAACGCCAGTGCTTACGGCAGAAAATACGGTAGTTATTCCCAATGAACTTTTTTTAGATAGTGCTATGTAGAATGCTCTCTTGGTTGAAGTCGTGGATTTGGAAACCAAAAGAAGAAGAGCCAAAGATACAGTATCCCAAGCAGATAGTTTATCCACGTGGTCGTTATACATTGACTCCACTACGGATTTTAGAGTGGTTTCATCAAGACCCGAAGTTAGACCCACTACCTCCTTATCCACCCAGTCCAAAGAAGCCTTAAGGCACAATACTCAGCACACCAGCATTACTCCACACCGCACCACTGGGAAGACCCGCAGAGGAAGTAGGAATGTTTTGAAGAATGAGATTACCCAGTGCTTTGGGTGCGAGAGTAATCGTCCCCGTTCCAGCAGAACCAGTAGCAGACAATGTCAGATTACCAGCGGTGGTTTTAATGTCATTACCATTCATATCCAGAGCAAGAAACATATTGTTCTCACTATCCGCACCATTCAACCGAAAAAACTCAGTCTGAACGCCATTCACCAACCCTAAAAATCCAATAGACCCGTCGTCATTTCCAACCCCCGTGTTTCTTACTGCTACTTCCATACGAGCAAACTCGGTTTTTGTTCCCGAACTATTTTTCGCATAAAAGTGATTTGAACCTATTACATCATTGGCGACCGCATTGCGTCCTTGTTTATAGCAATGAACGGAAGGAACACCCGTTGTATTACCAGCGGTGGAGTTGTTATTCTGGATTTGGAGTTGGTAATTGTTGGTGTATCCCACACTCGTTGAGTTTAGGTTTATTACACCATTAGTAATATTAGAAGTATTCAGACCACCTCCCGCAACAGTTCCCAAAATAATACTTGGTGTAGTTGATGATGCTACAATCTGGTTTGCTCCTCCCACAGTAGCAGTAAAACCAGTAGATGTGAAAGTGGTCGCATTAGCACCAGCAGTAATTGTATTACTTGCTCCAATCATTACATTTGTTCCAGCAGAAGTAGTTGCGGTAATACCCAACGCTCCTACCTCTGTTCTGTTAGTCGCAACACTGGTCGGAACATAGATAGAAGAACTACTACTAACCGACCCACTCGTGAGATTGATTGCGTTGCTCCCCACGGTAGTGATGGTAAGGGGAACAACTGAACCTACTCCTTGTGTAATTCCAGTAGCAGAGTAAGTAGCACTATTTACCCCAGAACTGATTAACTGACCCGACGCAGTCTGCTGATTTGCCCCACCACTGGTTTGGGCGATTATTCCGCTTCTCGTCATTCTTGCGAATGTAGTTGGAATACTACTCGCTATAATGTTAATCTGGTCGCCTTCAATAGTATTTACACCAAGTCCCGAAGTCTTATTCATTGTAATCGTTTGGTCTAATGAAGTGCTTCCCGCAGTAAGAACACTTTGTAAAGGAGGAACGGCGGTAAGACCCGTGTTGGTGATTGTCGCTACTCTATCTGTTGTGCTTACACTAATACCCGTTCCAGCAACAACAGAAGCAATGTTTGGATTCTGTTCCAGAAAAAACCATTGAGATAAATCATTACTCGCTTGTAGCACCGCAGTATCTCCTTTTGACGGTAGAACAACAATGTTTGTATTGCCGGGAGAAATTGGGATACTGGCGGTGAATGTAATGGGAACAGATGCCGTCGCAAAATCGTATGAGAATACAGAGTTCGTTCCATTAGATGTTCCAGCAAAAATATATTTACTGACATTTTGAACGGGAGGGGCAACCGTGTAAATAGTTGGACTCATTGCGTAGATAGTGATTGGAACAGATGGAATAACAACTTCTGTATAGAGTTGAGTTCCAGCGGGAATAATAATAGAAGCAACTGCTCCATAATTCACTCCACCGTAAATATAATAAGAACCGTCGTGTCCCGATTGTCCGCAAGTAGCGGGAACATTAATCGGTATTGGTGGAGCAGAAGGAGCAGAATTACCAAAAGGAAGAATACACCCATAAGGGAAAGGAGTAGTGAAACTTCCAAAGCAAGTGTATCCTCCGCCTTCTGGATTAAGACCACCGAATTGGGTAATGGGTGCGTTAAATCCTCCCGCTAATTGATACGCACTTGTGCCGTCCCAGTATATACCGTAATCATAAGGACAATTTGCCGTTGTAAAATCACCACCGAACCGCATACCACTTCCAACCGCCAACATTGTATTAACCGAAGCAGAATTGTTTGAAAAACCAAAAGATGCGGAACGCCCCGCATCAAGGATAAAAGTAGTCCCCGTCCAACCCCAAACCGCAAGAGAGTAGAAAGTGGTAGGAGAAATATAAAAATTACCTCCCATAAACAACAAACTTCCCGTCCAAGCAAGTGATTTAATGACACCACCAATTGGCGTATTGTCAAAGTTGGCGACTAATGGAACGAGAGAAGAGGTGCTAATAAAACAAGAATTAACCGTTATTCCAGCAAGAGTGAAACCACCCGGAGCGTCTATTGTGGTAAAATCACCAGCAACAAGCATCGTATCACCCGCAAAAAAACCATTAAACTCAACCATAGAATATATAACCGCAGAATTACCCGAAATAGTCCAAGTTTGTATTGTTGCCCCCGTGCTAAGGTCTAATTCATATATAGCACCCGCACCTCCCAGAAAGAATCTTCCAGTAGAAGTGTATAACTGACAATATATTATCGTGTTAATACTACCGAATGGTTGAATCGTGGGAGAAGACCCGATATTATTAATAAGTGTCGCCGTTTCCTTTGGATAAGTAGGTGCGGGAATACTTTGACCGACTGTAGTTGCTTCAATCGTGCGGTTGAATTGTAAGAGTTTGGAATCCGCACTGACTGGATTTGCCGTGAGAGCGGTAAGAGCAGTATTGACATTCACAGTCGTATTAGATGGCGTTCCCGTGAAATTAATGTTTGTTCCAGCAGTAATGGAAGCATTAGAACCCGTCGCACCAGTAGCACCCGTTGCTCCAGTCGCACCCGTTGCTCCAGTAGCACCAGTAGCACCAGTAGCACCAGTAGCACCAGTAGCACCAGTAGCACCAGTAGCACCAGTAGCACCACCACCACCTCCACCACCACCAGCAATAATCGCATTCTGGACGAACTCAGTGGTCGCCACTTGAAAATCACTGGTGGTGGCGAGAGCAACCGTAGGAGCGGTAATCTTATACCCGCCATAACCGCTTGGAAGACCCAGTTGAACGCCACCACTAACACCCCCACTTACCAAAATATGCGGAGTGAGGTCGGTTGTAATGACTTTGAACTCTTCACCGCCACCAACGGCAAAGGAGGGATTTCCCGCTGAGTTGCCCGAGAAGGCAAAGTTAGAAGTGGCTACATTGCTGGTAAGGGTTTGTAGTGTTCCCGAGAGCACTACATTTGTAGCCGTTCCACCAACGGTGATGTTTGGATTACCCGCCGTGATGGTATTCACTATACCTCCACCGCCACTGCCACCCGTAAGCGTCCAAATGACGGTAGTGGGTTGGGGTGGCACATTGATGTTTGTAGCCGTAGCACTGTAGATGAAACCAGCATATTCTACAATGTCATTAAGGACATACGTCGTATAAGGACTCCACTGAGCATATGACATCTTTATCTATTACACTGATAGAAAAAAAACGGAAACATATAGAGAATGTCGCAAGGTGGAATTGCGAGAGTCAAATCATATCCACTCGGTGATGATGATATACGGAAACTATTGGGCAACGACATCAAAATATGGAATTATCCACAACTAAAAGATTTACAAAGTGCGGACGACCTCTTTGATGAGAAAGGCAGAGCGATAGTGCTATTTCCCAACAGTAGTCCCACTTCGGGACATTGGACGTGTTTAATGAATAGACCTAATGCGATAGAGTTCTTTGACCCCTATGGTGATGCCCCGGACACCGCACAAAAAGATGGTATGTCAAGAAGCCGTTTGGAAATGCTGGATATTGAGCGACCCGATTTAACTCGTTTGTTAAGAGCGTCGGGCAAACCCGTTTTTTACAATCATCATCAGTTCCAACGTGAATCACCAAATGTAGCAACGTGCGGTAGGCATTGTGTAGTTAGGTTGCTATACTCTCCATATTCACTGGATAAGTATGCGTCTATTATTAAGAAGAGTAAGATGACCCCCGATGACTTCGTATCGGGCATAACGTATGATAAGTTAAGAAAATAATCTCTCTATGTGATATAGAAGATGGCTTTCAATCGTGGAAGATTTGAGCAAGTT